ATACTCAACTTGATATATACAATCGTCAAGTCCATTGTGAGTCTTTTCATCTTTTTCCCCCGTTGTTTTTGCTTTTATTTGGCCTGTTAAACCAGCTAAATCAACAAGAGTTCTTATGTCTCTTACTGACCGATAATTGAAGGGAAATGATTGTCCCATTACATAATAAGCATTTGCAATTATAGGTATATCAAAAGAGGAGTGCGACCAAACAAAGTTATACTTCTTAAAACTAAATTGTCTGAAATTATTCAAAACGGTTTCAAGACCTTTGGGATTTTCAAGCCAACTTCGATTGGGTTGTTTAAACCACCATTCAATAGTGTTACCGTTTATAGTTAACCCCATATCCACGCACGACTGAATAGATATATTCTCTAAAAATTTATCTCCAACTTCTCCTGTATATCTATCGAAAAAACAAGCTCCTATTTGTGTTATTACAGCAGTAGATGAAGTGTCAAGAGTTTCAATATCTACCATTAGGTCTTTCATTTTAAACTCTCCAACCAGTCTTTTATAATATCCAGTTCACTGATGTCTAACTGATACTTGATAGCCAATGTTTGAGCATTTAGCAAAAGATAGGGAATGTTATGGGACTTACACCAGTCAATTTCTATTTGCATACCTTTACTTATGTGGTCATCAGGAGCAAAGACAATCATCCCATTGCAGGTAGAAATAATTTCGCAATCAACCCTTAGAATCTGTTCCTCTGAAATTATCTCACAGGCCCACGCCATTCCTACCCATTCCTCAAAGTCAGCGGGTAAATGAACATAAAGGTCAGGCAGTTCTTTTCTTAACCCCTTAGCAAACAGGTTAGCTCGCTTACAATTAACTGCCATTTGCTCTTTAGTAGCAGTGTTTCCCCACTTTCCTCTTATACTATGGCTTATGTATATCTTCATATTTCCACCTGTCGTCAAATTTAGAATAAAGTTCTCTATGTTCCTCGTATGTTATTAAGAAACATAGATTACAAGCGGCGTGCCAAAGATGAGATTTACCACTTTCATTATCATTGTCTTTACCAACCATCCAAGTATATAAATGGCGAAGAACAGCCCCAATAACTCGCTTATAGCTTATTCCTGCCCGCCAGTTTTCATCGGCATATTTCTTTGCTCCAAAGGTTAGTATCTCAGAAACAGCAAGACAAAACTCTGGCGGCAGTAAATCAGTTCTAACTTTTTCTTGGTCATTTTTTATTCCTTCTGGCATATTAACCTCCGAATTGTTTTTCCGCTAATTTATTTTTATACCACTCTGGAAATCCTTTAGCTATTCCACGTTTGATTTCTCTCCACCAATACTGAAATAAAGCTTCTTTAATTTCTTCGCCACATTCTTCCATTACGTCTCTATCTATCTCAGGAAGTAAGAGGGCAATGTCTTTAGGTTCATTGGATAAAAGGGATTGTTCCTTAAGGTGTTGAACAGCCTTTTCCCAACGTGCCTCCGAAGTATATTTAGCTGTTAGTTCTTCTATAAAACTTCTTTTGCTGTGGTCAGGATTAGACTTATTCAATTCCTTAAATTTTTCTGATACATATTTGCCCATTAAACAGTGGCCATCTATACCAAACCTGTGGTAGTTTTTAATAACCACACCTTCAATAGTTGTTCCCCCAAGAATAGATTCGGATTCAAGCAGTTCTTTTAAATTTTGCTGATGATGTGTTTTAAAAGCATCTAAATCATTTTGTTTTATTATTGCCAACAAAGGGACAATCTCTAAATCTAATAGGAAAGCGTGGGCTTCGACCCAATCATACCCAAAATAATTTTCGATTCCTTTATCAATGTCAAAGATAATTATATTGTGTTTAGGAACTCTGTCATATTTCAAAGTATTGTGTTTTGGTTTCTGTAGAACCTCTCCTCTGTAAGTCAACCCTGATTCTAATTTGTCTTGAATAGAAACTACATATTCGATTGCTTCTTTAAATAACTTAGGCGGTTGGTCAAGCTGTAGGCTCTGATGATGACTTCGGCATTGTAATTCTCCTTCAATAATACCAAAGGAAAACTGTGAACCATCAATCTTTTCCTGAATTATTACTTCATCTTTGAACAGGTCAATGATAGCTTTATGACCGAGATTCCAAACTTTTCCATAAGCAGGTATCATTTAATTTCTCCAATATATTTAATTATTGATGGAAGATAATTTTCTAACCAACCAATTTTAGCATTACACCCTATACAAAGCAATCCTCTAAATTTTCCAGTCTTATGGTCGTGGTCAAATGTTTTTGCTTTTCTTTTATTACAAATTGGGCAATTTTCTGATGTTCCTAATAAATAATCTTCAACTGAAATCCCATATTTAATACAGTTGATTAAAATATTTCTCTTTTTTTCCTGAACACTTCTGCAAAGTTTACAGACATATTTGTATCCTTTGGTAGAATTTTTTGATTTGTGGAAATTTACAAGAGGCTTTTCAATTAAACAAGCTTCACATTTTCTCATTGAGTTTGGTTCTCCTATATGGATGACACAAAGCACATCTTGTTCTAATTATGATTGTCTTTCCACGTCGGGTTCTAAACTGGTCATCTAAATACCCCGAATCACCACAGATACATTTAGGTTTTCTTCTTCTCATTGCGTAGTTCTTCCATACACTTATTAAATTCTTCCAATGTTATCTTACCCTTGCCGTATTCCCACCGCAGGTCATATTCCTTTTGACTTATCTGCATAGGACGGCGGTTACTTCCCTTACCCATAAATCCTCCACACTGCAATACAAGCTAAGATACCACAGATTAAAAGATACACACAGTAAATCTTGAACATATTAAGTTTTTCCCACATAGTTTCGCCAACCTATTACAATAAGAATTACTCCCGTTATGGCCCAAAACCACACTCCTTTGTATAACATCAAGCCCACAAATGCCATTGATGATACAATATAGAGTGCCCACCAATTGCGATTAGTAGGAGCTTTCCACATCACGAGTAAGGTGGATACTGCTGTAAAGAAATCTATAAATCTAATTATCCAGGGACTAATCACGGTATGTTCCTTTCTTATTTTTAAATAAGATTCCGCCCTCTGAACTAACCCAAAAGCGAGGTTCTCCAGGTGGGCCAATTTCAATTCCTTCTGGAATTTTAGAATTGGTTAACTCTCCTAATTTTTTTCCCATTTCTTTTGCAATTACTATTGCTTCGACTTCATCTTCTACCGTTATAACAAATGTCCCAACAAAATTCTTCATTTTACTTTTCCTTTCCACTTGAATACTGCTTTTACGTCATTCCAATTTATCTTTCCGTCTCCGTTAAGGTCGGCGGCTGTGTGGAAAAATGCTATAAATCCTATCACAATCAGCGTTCCAAGAAGAATTATTATGTAGAGTGAATAGTCTGCTAATAGAGCAAATAAGGCCGCTGTAAGACTTGCCAGTGCAATTACTGTCAAACCTCCGCCTATCCAACCCATAAATTTAGTAGAGCCATTTAAGCCTGTCATAACACCAACGGCACACAATAGTATTCCTAATGTAACCAGCCAATTCTGGTCAACCATTTTAATCAATGCCGCCGAGCCGGTAGCAGGACTCGGCGACGGGATAGGGGATGTATGAGAAGGTAAACAGCCACCAAGTAAAATTGCAATCCCCATAATAACAATGATACTAATTAGTAAAAACCACCAACTTATGTCAGAATGTTTAGTTTCCCAAAAATCGTCAATCATTTTAAAGCCTCCAACTTTTTAGTATAATAATTGATTAGAAAATAATATGCTTCCGATATAGAAAAATCTCCATAGAAGTCCGGCTCTCCCGCAGCTAAGTGTTCAGCGAACCTCGTTAAAGACCATTTGCTTTGCTTGACCAATTCTTCTACAATTCCTGGCCCATATTTGTCAATCATAAACAAAGTGTATTCAGCCTTCTTTCCTTCGCAGAACGTGTTACAGTAAGGGCACTGTAACGCCACGTTCCTTTCTTCATACTCTGTTCCTTGTGTAGCACTGCCTACTTCTATGTAGTGTCCAGCGTGCCCCTGTTTCCAATGCAAGGGTTTGCCACAGGTTACACAGTGGGTATATTGCCGTCTTATGTATTCGCTGAATATCTTTTTAAGCTTTCTTCGTAAAGATTTTATACTAAGGTTTCTCATTCAGTTTCAACCTCACAATTCTTTTAATCCACCCCAAAGGAATGATTGTTCCATCTGCTTCTTTATCTGCTATACAGTAGTTGTGTTTGATATACAACCCACCATTGACTATGCCGTGAAAGAATCCTAAAGATTTAATTTCAGGCAGGGTTAATTCAGCCATTTCACTTTCACTCATCCAATCTGAGCGAGTGCGGTCGTCTGTCCATACTACGCAGATACATTCATCCCTCTGTAATTCAGGTAGTTTTACAGTTGCTTTTCGAGCCATTGTTTACACCTTTCTGGCCCAACAGCCAAGAAAAATTCACGAATATCTTTGTAATGACATCTTGTTGGCCCTGTGCCAAATCCACATTTGGGCGTATATTCAGGAGGATATATAATTTTCCCGCCAATTAACTGTTGCAATTTCTTGCTGCCTTTTATTCCACATTCGTCTGTGTCCGAGATTATATATACATTAGGATTATCGGAACACATTGCGTTCCATTCAGTATGTACCGCATTAAATCTTCCCATTGCCTGAAATCCCATTTCTATCAGCACAGCAGTATCAGACCATCCCTCTGCTATAAAGAATGGTTTGTCTGCCGAGTAATCACTTTTAGGAAAAAACCATCCGTGCTTACTTCCTTTGATACAGCGTTTCTTACAAATCCATCCTTTTTTATTATCAAACTCATAAGACCTTACAGCTATTCCACAGATTCCCTGTTCGTCATACATAGGAATTAGAAATTTATAATCTTTCCAACCGATTCCAAATTTTCTGATTGTCTCAACTGAAATCCCTACTCTGAAAGCAAGTTGTTGTTCTTCATCAGGAATGTGTTCAAGTGGGCAACCTCTTTTAGTTTCCCAATTCACTTTATATCTTTCTTTCAAGATAGTAATTGCATCTGAACAAGGTTCTATCTGTGAATCTATAAGTTTAGGGTCGTGTCCTAAGTATTTGACAGCAAAAGACTTAGCATTTCCATTTTCACCACACGCCCAACACCTAAAAAATAATTTATAGGGTTCAGTCTTATTGACAACCATAGAGGGTTCATTATCTCCCCGATGAAAAACACAATGAAACCACCAATGTTGTGAATCTTCTCTTGCTAATTTCAAAGATTGATAGGGATATGGAATCATAGTTACTCCGTAAAAGCAAAATCCATTTGTGGGTTTAGTGGCCGTATTTCAGATTCATCAAATGCAGCAAGGTTAGAGCCCTTCTGTTCCTCAGCAAAACTAACTATATATTTATAGCCAACTAACTTTGTGTGTTCAAAATCCGCATCATAAATTATTCCGACCTGTCCATTTCTGTCAGGCCACTTTCCGCCACCGCGTAATCTTCCATCAACTACTTCTACTTTGTCGCCGACTTTCAAAACTGTTCCTCCAAGTTATTTTCTTGCCTTTGACAACTCATATTCATCATACCAATTCCAAGTTCCATCGTCAAAAACTACTCTGAAACGCGGGGGTTTATAACTTCTATCTACATTTTTAACTACCCCAGACTTAGTGATTGAAACCGAAGTCGTTACCCTATCTTTGTGTTTTATTTTATATCGCATTAAAATTGCTCCTCTAACTTAAAATTGACTGCTTTAAAAGCCATTGATTCCCCAATCCATACAATAGGGATTCTACCAGTTTCACCATTTCTCTGCTTAGCAACTATAATCCAGGCTTCTGAATCATCGTCAGTTTTTTGATTTGTTTCATAAATACTGTAATATGATGGACGATATAACAATAGAATTTTATCACAGACTTGTTCAATTCCCCCACTTTCACGGAGGTCGGATAATCTTGGTTCGTGCTTTTCACGTTGGTCGGTAGCTCTATTGAGTTGACAAGTGATTACAACTGCTACATTGAGAATCTTTGCCATATTGCGGATATGCTCGGTAATCTTGTCAACTTCTTCATATCTCTGTCTTTTAGCAATAGGTGGACGCACCAACTGTAAATAGTCGATGAACACGATGTCCAATTTTGGGCTTGCCTCTTGCACAGTTTGTATAATATCAGCAGAAGTAATGCCAGGACGGTCATCAATATATAAATTAAGTGATTCCAGATAATTCTTAGTATCATCATTCAGAGTTACCTCACCCCTGATTAAAGACTTATAAGTTACATTCTGTTTGTTGGCAATCATCCGTGTTACTAACGAGTCCCTGCCCATTTCTAAAGAGAAGATTCCTGTGTTGTGGTGTTCGGCAGCAGTCATAGCAAGGTCAATCATAATGGCTGTCTTTCCCATCGAGGGGCGGCCAGCTATAAGAGTTAACTCGCCTTTCTGAAAGCCATTAGTTACTTCGTCAAGCTGTGGAAAGCCAGTAGAAACTCCTACGCCTTGAGCTATTTTAATATCAGCAAGATTGTTTTTTAATCTCTGCATCCAACCTGCTCTATCTGATGATAAATTGATTTAGCCTTTTGGTAGGCATTTTGAGCTTCTTCTTTTGTTTTATAATATCCAACGTGAATCTTTCTTTTGTTTGATTGAATCCTTACAAGATAAGAACTTCTTGCCGAAATCCAACAATAGCCTTTGGTATTTCGTCGATTGCATTGATTTCCACGATGTGTAACCGCCCTTAAGTTGTGCCTCTGATTATCAAGGGTATTATGATTTCTATGGTCAACTTCATATTTATTACTTGGTTGCAGCCCCATTATTACACGGGCCATTCTAATAATTAGAGTTTTTCCATTTCTTCTAATGCCTCGTTGAGCATAGAAAGATTGTGTGCATTTGTTCCAGCCAGCATACCACTTCCATTGATTTAACCAATCGAAGGAGTTATCATCCACCAAAGCAAACTGACCTTGTGTCAAGTTAAGTTGTTTCATTCTCCAAGTATCTGTCTTTAAACGACTTACCAGCTTCCGCAACATTGCCTCGTTGCATAGCTCCCCTGAACCATACCTGCACAATTCCTTTCCAGTTGACGTATGGCCGACCGCCTTTATCTACCCAACCTGTTTGTTCGTGATACCAATAGAAATGTTCCGCATCAAATGGTTGAAAGCCAATCTCTTTGGCATAAGCACGAAGCTCATCTATAGTTGGTCGGACAAAAGCAGCCATTACTTTATAGGGGCATTTATCACATTTGTTGGACATTGTGACACTCAATTTCAAAAGGTTCACGACATTCATCGGTTGGGGCAAGGGAATTTTTTACTGTTAATGCCATTAGGTAAGAATCATAAACTCCTTCAACACAGCGATACCAGTCTTGGTCATAGTAAAGAACAAGCCATACTTTCATATTGTAACCCTTAAAATCCGAGGTCTCCTGCACCTGCTTTTTCGGCTGGTTTAAACTCTGAAACTGCCAGTGATAAAAAAGTTCCCTTCTGTCCTGTCTTTTTCCACGCCGATAGACGATATGTTACATTGTTGATTGATACATTTCCCTGAAAGTCCGGTTGTTTTTCAGTAGTCTTTTTCTCATTTTTGAACAAAGCTCCTGTAAAGTTTTTTACAACATATTTGCTCTTCATTTTAATCTCCTTTCTCAAGGGGCATCCCTGCCCATTCGTCGCAACCTTGCTACCTAAAGGTTAATACTCAACAGCGGGGCTACTCTTTTTGAAATTCAGTGAAGCAAGCTCAGCAGCAGTAACTCTATCAGCCGAAGCAACTATTTTTAGTGTGTGAATGGCCTCGCCAGTCCTAACATTGACCAATGCGGCCTTATTCACGTTTCCATCCTTGCCAACATACAGGACATAATCATTATCTCCTGTGGTGAGGATTGTTCCTCTTGAAGTTGTTTTAACCACTGGTGTTGCCCTTGTAACTGTAATTGTTACGTTACTCATTTGTAAGTCTCCTTTCTATACCTTACTTTCCGACGCTGACATTTTCATTTCGCCGGAGTGAAACTAAAATCCATTTGTGAGTTTAATAAACGCATTTCATTGCTGGCAAGATACCACGTTCCGCCGCCAGCATCAGTTACTACCCAATCCCATCCACATTCTAATTTATCACTATCAATTACTTTATCGTCAATAATTGCCAAATGGCCAATCGGAGTTGGTTGCTGGCTACCACCCGAAAAGTGGCAGTTAAGTATAACTATTTTATCACCAATCTTAAACATCAGGCTTCCTATATGAAGGCTCAGGAATTATGATTCCACAGTTAGCTGCGTCCTTAATTACTAAGTCAATAAATTTAGCAAATTCTTCTTTTGTTAGAGTAGTCTCAGACCTAACATACTCGGTTTTCAGTCCCTTATTTGCTGTCAAGTGTCGCTTTTTGGTAACGCCTACAACTTCTTCTTCTGTGTAACCAGTTACTTTTGCTATGGTAGGCACAACCACGCCATAGAAATAACCCCTTTGCCTTTGAACAATATCCTCTGATTCTTTCTCAAAGGTTGCTTCAAAACGACCCAATTGAGATTTGAAAAAGGCAACTACTTCGGCAGGTTTATCAGGAATAGCTTTGCCATCTTTGTATATTCCGCTAAATTTATATTGATTTTTAAGCATTGAAACTGAAATCCATTTGAGAATTTAGCTTTGTGTAACCACGTTCATTGTGTAACCACCAAAAATTACCATTGCCACAACCAATGTCAGTCTGAATGAAATCTGGATAAGCTATAGAATCAGGAGAGCGGTTAAATAATGCCCTCACCTTGCATATTTTTCCTGCCATAGAGCGTGCATCTACAGGATTTATAGAATAACCTTCCAAAACTTCTACATCAGTTGTTATCTTTATTTTATCCCCGACCTTCACCATATATTTCCTCACACAATGGACAAAGAATATCTACGCCCAACTCTATTAAATCAGCAGTTTCTTGTTTAGTTATGATGATTACTTCACCACATTCATAGCAGTTTACTTCTTTAATTATCATAGAACCCCCGAAAAACTAAAGTCCATTTGAGGTTGTAATGGTATAAGGTCAATCAAATTCCAACGGTATATAAGATAATCACCATCAACTTTTATAGAACAATCATACTCTCCATAATCTTCGATAGACTTAATTGTAGCTTTTTTCCCATTTTTGTAAGGCCACTTTCGACCAGCAAGGTGTCCTTCTCTAATCAAAACTCTATCACCTGCTTTAAGCATCTAAACTCCTATTTTAGTCCTAAAGCGAAGGGGCAAACTGAACGGCAAAGGCAATAATCTAAGCAATTTTTAGGTTGAGATTTTCTTTGTGTAATGGTAATCTTTCCAGTGGCATAATCATTTACCCAATTACGTTGCATTATGTATTTCTCAGCTTCGATAGCTGTATCCAGCAATCTATCTGCCTTATCTTTTCCCTGATGTTTTACAGCCCACTTCTCAAGTTTAATCCATTTGTCTGCATCAGAGCAAGTATATTTGAGATTCTGATGTAAAGAAACTCTTTGTCTTATAAAGTGTTCTGTTTCATCAAAGGCCCAAATAGGCACATCATAATTTATGTATCTCGTCTGTGGGTAATCTTTATCCCGCTTTGCCTGATAAGCTGACCAATCTTTTACAAATGCGTGAACCTTTAAGAATTTAGCAGGGTCAAAGCCTGACTTTATTCTCAGCCAATTAAGAGAATTAAGCTGTTCAATCCAGTCCTTATCTTCACCGAATACCCACGACCAGGCGGAAAGCAGTTTGTAGTCCTCAATTCCGCCATTAGACAAATCGGCTTTGCCTACCACTACTATACCATCTACGTTGTGTTCCCATTTTTGTTCGGCTTTATGTTCTGCACCAACATTTAATTCTAATCCTTTGTGAAAACAACTTCCCAAAATTCCGGTGAATAGGTCATCGACATCAACCACAAGATTGTCCCATTTGTCAATCGTTAATCGTCTAATCTGTGGTGATTTTATAAGAGCAGTTACGCCTATTCTACCTTCTTTTGGCTGGAATAAATGACGTTCAGCCATCTTAACAAACGCTTCTGGATAGCCATATCGGTTAGTTAGTTTCATTCGATACTTCCTTCCGTAATGCTGTCGTCTAAAGCTTTTTCTGCAATAAGTAGAATCAATCTGCTAAACAAATAATTTTGTTTACTATCGGATTCGTTATACAATTTCATCAACAATTCATAATATCTTTCGTTATTCATTTTACTCCTTAAATGAAAAATCTAACTGTTGCTGTATTGCCTGAATATCACAATCTCTAAAGGCGTTGCGATTTGTTCCAACTATTATAGTATATTTAAAGTTGCCTCCTGAATAAATTCTATCTGCAATGTGTGTGATTACTCCTATTTTTCCTGTGTCTATTGAATTAACATTTATTTTACCGTCAAACCACGCATCGGAAAGTATCTTTACTTTTTGGCCTATTTTATACATTCTGTAAAACTAAAGTCCATTTGTTGGTTGGTAACTTTTTCCCACCAATCATTTCTATCTTGTGTTATTGAACTTAATATACAATAATTTCCCCAAGGATTTAAAATGTCTAATATAAAATTCATTCCCCGAATTTCTTTTATTTGGCCTACTTTGCCATACATACCTTTGTAATCACTGGCATTTCGTATGATGCGGATTTTATCACCAACTTTAAGCATTTGTGAAGCTAAAGTCCAATTGATTGTTTATTATTTTAAGGTTGTATAAAAATGGCATTTTTCCTAAAAGTGTAAGAGTATCGACGTGGGCTTGGTCGCCTTCAATATCCACAATTTTTCCTACTAATCCCACCAATTCTGAATTAAACCCTCGACCCTCATCGTTCCCAACATATTTTACTTTATCTCCTATTTTCATTCCATAAACTCCGGTGTTGGCTTTTTAGGGTCAAGGCGGCAATCTTCACACCATTCAGGTTGAAAGAATTGTTCAGCCCTACACTCATCACAATTTATTTCACCATCTTTTTCGTGGTGCATCTGCTTTATTCTGGTTGCTCTTGCTTGTGGTTTATTGCAAACATTAAATCCTATACACTTTGGACAACCACTTACATCACAAGTAATTTCTTCGGTGCAATTCTTACACGCTTCTGAAAAGCCTCTTATGTGATTACAGTTTATACAGGGATTTTTCTCCTCATCTTCTTTCAGGCATTTATCTTTATCAGTTGCAAGGCAAGTGCCATAAAGTTTGTCTTTAAAAGGACAAATATCACACTTGTTTGCTGGTTCAGTTGACGACAATGGTAACTTCTTCTGATTAAGAGGATTCCGCAAACATTCAGGGCATACCAATCCTACACCTACTAACCAAACTGTGTTATCTTTCCAGCTTTTACACTTGGCACATTGTCCCCATTTACTCCAATCTTTGTTATTAGTATAGGTCGTGTAAGTCTTAGTTGTATAGGCGTGGGAATAAACTTCATCCCCTAAAACAGCTATTAAGTCAGCAGTTAGGTTCAACGCTTTAAATACATCTTTTATAACTACACTTTCATCGTTACAGTGAGGATTATAGTATCCGCAAGAGATGTTACAGCAGGAAATTCCCACTTTTCTTTCGGCTAATTTAAGAGAATCTGTTATTAAACCAATTGAAGCAGAGTATTCATACTGTTGTAAAACTTGAGCAATTGTTTTCTTAAAATGCTTACTGGCAGTTTTTTCACCCCAAAATGAGGATATGAAATCAGAGTTGCCTCGCCGGTCTATTCCTATAATATACCTACAATTCTTGAACCATTCTAAATCACACGCTCTGCTTCCGGTGCAACCAACTTCTTCCCCTTGAAAAAATGCAACCTTGAGAATGGGCAGTTTATCCAGTAATTCAAGGCAGATAAAAATTCCGCATTTGTCATCTCCGCCTATTCCTGCTGGACTACTTAAAGCACCATCTTTTTCAACAACTACAATATTTCCCCACCCGTGAACAGTGTCTAAATGTGCTGTTATACACGGATAAGTTTCTGATACACCTTTGGTTATAAAGATATTGCCAGATTCATCCACCATACATTCTAAAGGCTTGCCGTTCATTCGCTCAAGAATGTAATTAGTCATAAGATGTGTATTCTTTGAGGTGGACGGTATTGACAACACTTTTATTAGGCGTTTTTTCATTAGAATAGTTTTCCTGTGTATGTATCTCTGTAATAAGCTGGTTCTTCTTCAATTTCTATCCAGTTTCCAGAAATTATAGAAGCTTTCAGTGAACCACTTTCTTCGTGTTGTTCTTCATTTACACAAACCCATCGTGATTTGCGAGGACTTAAAGTGTCTAAGTAAACTCCGTCATCAGTTATAAGCAAAGGTTCATCTCTATTACAAACCAACACTTCATCATTCTTATAAACTCGCTTTTTGTGGACTATTAAAATATCACTTTCGGGGGCATACAATCCTTTGTAAGTCCCTGCCTGTATTTCTTTACCACACCCACCACAAATTGGCTTTCTTACAACAGATGTGTGTAGATGTGAATCTTGTTTATAGAACCAATTGTTGCACGTTGCACACGCTAAACAATCCTTCTTTAAGTAGTTTCCAGCGTCTAAATTGTAGCAATCCTCTGGTATTCCCCAATCATCAATATATTCTAATCTTATGGCGTGCTTTTTTGGCAACTCCTTGTTTAAATACTTAGAAAACACCATCGGCAGGTTAAAAGGGTTTTCACCAGACGACAACCCTATAGCCCCTTCTTTGTGATAATTGTAGAGGGTTACAATTTTATCTTCTTTGATAGCATAATTCATAGTGTCTAAAAATGGAACAAATTCCACTTTATAATCATCAAGTGGAAATTCTATTCGGGCATCGAAATCTTCATCATTAAACCTAAAGTGTTGTTGTCCTCTTCTTCTTACAATACTATTTGACTGAGCAAACAAGTCTATCAAGTGTGCAAATCGTCCATCGGCATCAAAAACTCTGTCCATCAAAGGCAACTTTTTATTATAACGAGCAAAGCTAATTGCTGGCCACAACAAAGCTCTGGCAACCAGTTTTTTCTGATAATGGGCAATTACAACTTTTACACCATTTTTCTCATAAAACTCCATTGAACGCCCATTCATACAACTGTGTGGGGGGTCTGTCCTATAGACTTTAGTTACTGTGTCAACGATAGATATTGTTGTACTTTTTATGATGCTTGACGAAAACTTTTCTACAATTTCATCGTCCAAATCAGGGCATAGCTTCTTTATTAGTCGTCCAGCTTTTACAAGCTGAAACCCCTTACACAGCAAATTATATGCATCACCTTTAACAATTTTTGCACTATCAGCTTTAAATAGAGGGTCTAATTGTCCGTCCTCATAAAGTGCGTGTAATTCAGATATAGAATCTATTCTGCGAACAGGATATCTAAAGTGATTTATGGCTTTTATTAAACCCGCAGCATCTAAGCATTTAAGTTGGCGGTTTTCTCCAAATGAATCGTCGCCCGTTACAAATGTAATGTTTGCTTTGCGGGGAAGTTTAATATCCAAATCATCACAGATTTTCTGTATTTCCTCTGATACACACAAAGGCAATCTTACATCATCTGCTCTCATACAATTACTCCGTAAAAGAGAAGTCTAATTGTTGGTTTACTAAACTAAGACCACACTCAGGGAAATAACAGCCTTCGGTATAACCAGGTATCTCTACTTGGTAATCCCAGCCAAGTTCTTTGGTTGTAGAATTGCAGTCCACAATGGTTTTTATTGTCCCTATCATACCGTCGTAATAATGGAATGGTGTTCTTTGCCGATTACCAAACCAACCAAACTTTATCTTTACTTTTTGGCCTATTTTATACATAATATCAGTGGGGGATTTACGTTATCCCCCTAAACGTTTGTTTTTAGTCAAGCATCGTTGCAGGGCTGTTCTTGAAATTCAGGGTTGCAAGTTCGGCTTTGGTAACAATCGCTGCCTTTGCAACGTTTTTCAGCCGGTGAATTGAATCACCACTGCCGTGAATTGCCAGCACATAGGAATTGCTGCCTTTCACGAACACGCGACCACGCTTGAAGCTTTTGAGCTTCTTTGTGGACGCTGAACCTGTTACGTTAATACTTGCCATTTGTGCTACCTCCAACTAAAAAATCTGAATAGTTACACACTATTCTTTAAACGCAAAATCTAACTGTCTTGATAGCAATTCTATATTTTCAGGATAAACCCCCGAAGCAGGGTGGACAAAACTATAAAGAATACCATCAAATGCGACATATACATTATCAGCTTCTATTTGTGAGGAGAAAACTGTTCCTGATTTCCCTATAAGACGTGGACTTTCCGTTTCTGTATATTTAACACGCTGTCCTGCTATAAATCTCATCTACGTTTCAGCCAATATACAGAAGTTACAATAAATATCAAAGCAGATATGCAGATTTTAAGTGTCATCGTTTTTCTCCTAAACAACAGCTAAACAAAGCACAAGTATATAAATTGTTATGCACACCAACTGCTAATCGTGGTTTATCAGAGTTGTAATAACTATCTATTTTGGCACATTTGCACAGTGCATCCGTCCTTGTTCTATTGTCCATTAAACTTTCCTTCCGTCTCCAATGCTTACATTCAGCACAAGTCAACATCGTTATTCTCCAAATTCATTTACAAGTGGTTGTAAGTTTAAGCTGTCTGCATTTTCAACTGGTGTTAATTTACAGCAATCATCGAGAAGTTTACTTATATCCACAGCCGTCAAAACTAATCGTGGTGGATTCTTTAATGACGGCAATTCGCAAACCTTGTTTACAGCGTGGCAACCAAAAGCCCTGTGCCAGTAAGGGCAGGATATACACAACATATTTTTAGGAGTTAACATTTTTGTTCTCCGTAAAGCTAAAATCTAACTGCTTAGAAAGCAATTTTACATTTTTTAGATAAACGCCACGATATAAGTGGTCATTAAACTGAACGTGGCAGCAAGGCAAATCTTCACGACCATACTCACTGGAATAAAAATCTATTACAATACCAGTTTCCCCTTTTAAATAAGGGGAATTATCGCCAACATAAATAACTTTATCACCTATCTTCATTTATGGTGCTAATCTTCCCGTTATTGATGTTAATTTAGAGCAATAATGCTTTGACTTGATTGGCTTTGCTATATAACACCAATCAGCATTTTCTTGTTGTGGTCTATCATCGTTTCCTTTGATTTTACAATGGCTTTGACACTTACAATTTACACACACTATTTTTCGCATTTTAACCTCCTGCGGTTAGAAAGTATTGTCTTTTACAATAATTATACAGAGATTCTTCATCTTCTGTAAGCATTTGCCTATTATCAAAATACTGAATAATCTCTTTTAAGGCCATTCTGCATCTATTTACTTTCATTTGGGGTGTTAATTTTGTTGCTGATTTTCGCCATTCTTTACTCATTTTAACTCCTCTTTGCAATCCTAAAATCGTGTATGCTCATTATCTCTAATTCTACACAAAGCGATTCTATTCTTATACGCTTAGGATTCAGGGTAAAATCTGCTCTGCATCTTGCGTGATGATTTTTAATCATAGTGGCTAAAATTGCACATTGTTCTGGTGTTAACTTTTTGAGGTTCTGTAAAATCTCTTGTTTTGTTAATTTTGAACGCTGTTTTTCGTTCATTATATACAAGCTTTTTGCTTCTCTCTCTGCTGATATATCTAAGCTGTCGTAAACGGCGTTTTTCATCATAGCTAATTCCTTAGATTATTTTCAGATAGTCCAACATAACCAACACCAAAACTATAATAGCTATTACAAATCCACTTGCCATTTTTAACCCTTGCCTATTTGCAAACAGTTATTTTCCTGCGGGGATATGCTTTTTTGGCTCGTCTTATAGCCCATCCGATATTCTTTGACTCTGGTATATCACAATCCAAAAGACCGCCGAGTAAAACATACCATCCTAATTGCCCTGCTAATCTCGCCACTTCTAATTCTGGTTTCATCGTCAATCCCCCTTAATTGATTTAATGTTTATACATAATAACTATACAAGGGGGATTTTATATCCCCCCCTGTATTGTGGGATTGCCGACCGTTATGCTTTCGGTAGTGTGAACGTGGCTTTTGCAATCCGCACCTTGCGAAGCGAATTGATAACGTCCACGACGGCAGCCGATAAGCAGGATTCGATAAAATCCACTTGTTCGGCTGTGGATTCGTAACCTGCACCGGACAAATTGCCAATAAGCCGGATTTTGTCAAGGGCGTTATTCAGCCGCTTGTCGGCCAGCCGATAAAATCGGTCTGCCTTACTTTCGAGCAAATTCACAGCAGCCGGTTTCACAATGGCCGGTTTTACTGCCGGATTTGCCAGAACGCTTTTTACTTGTTCAATAGCCATTTTGCTACCCTTTCAGAAAGGTTATTAAACGCTTTAACTTGTAAAAGAACACAATAGCCGGTATAGGATTTGCACCTATATCTTAGGGCTGAACACCCTGCATCCTTAAAAGCTTATACGCAACAAGCTTTACTCTTAGACGAACCGGCCAAAATTTCAAAGAATCAGGATAATTGCAGCCGGTTATTTTAGCTCGTTTATACCGGCTTTGCGAGCGATTTTGTGGCTTGTGTTTTAGCCACCATATTCTTATTATGCCGACAGGACTTCGGAAGCTGTATAGGCCAACTGTCTTTCAAGCTATGCTTGCAGCCACTCCGCCCTGCCATATAAAGCATACTACACATTTAGGAAAAAGCAAATTAAATCTGAAAAAATCTTAACTTTTTGTTGTTGGGCTTTTTGGCTTTTCATCTGCCCTGCCCTTCCGCGTAAAGTATAACACATAAACGCCAAAATGCAAATTAAAAATGCTTATAGTAAAAACTTTTTTGCTTATAGTGTTTTTGGCAGGCCATATAGATTATGTTCGTTCATTTATCTATATAGCAGGGGATTAGTCCGATAATCAGCAGTCGTCGATAAACTTGGCATAAGTGTTACAGATGTTACAGACAGTATTATTCGTTATACTTGTTACAAACGTTATAGCCGGTATCAAACTATATAGACGTTATACATTCTAAGGATGATACAAATAAAAAAAGCTATATAGTCATTATAAACCATACAGCTTGTGATATAGGGGATATTAGTGTTTGTTAACTATACTGTCCGGCTGTTATGAGCAGCCACCCGACAGCCACAATATCAGCCAGTAAAATTAAAACCCCACTAATTATCAGAATATCATATACAACATTCATTTTAGACCCCCGCTTTTATGTTGTAAATGTTTGTTGTTACTTGACTTATGATAACAAGGCATCCTTGCCTTAATCCCCATAATACAAAGACATACTTAATTCCTGATTCTCTAAGGAGGAGATAATATCCTCAAGCTCTAAATCGTCGAGTATGTCTCCTATCCAGTTCAAGTCCGAACACTTTAGGCCTAAGTTTTCAGCATCGTTTGGCATCTGCAAGCCCCCCTTATTCAGTTGATAACTGAACGTTTCGTTCTAAGCAGAGTATAAGATATAGACAGCCGCAAGCCAAAAAGAAAATCAAGAATAAATGCAGGGGTGTATCAGGCATCCTGCCTATCATAAGTATTGATACAATAAAGGGTTATATGTTATCGGACGTGCCTGCGGGAAGGGGGGAGGTAGCCCGCAGTAGATAAGGAAGAAGCGGTGGTATTATCCTCTCCGAAAATTATTATCAGTTTTTGGAAAATTTCTGCTTCTTTCCAAATAGATAGTTCATTAACTCATCAAGAGGATTTTTATAGGTGCGGGATTTTTGTAACTTCTTTTGTTTTAAGGACTTACGCATTGTTACTGCCTCCGAAATTTTTTACTGATTTTTGAAAAATTTACATCCAGTTAATATAGGCAATAAAAATTACTATTAGTATAAATAATATCAACCAACACATTTTAGACCTGCCTTTCTATAAGTCCTTGATACCACAACACTTACATTGGTCATCAAGTAAAACATCTTTGGTTAAATTTAAATAAGTGCACCGTGCCCAATGACTTCTGTGCTTTTTCTTCCAGTAGGGGCATATTTTATATTTATCAGGTTGCCATCGTAAAACCTTACCTGGAAAGGGTTTCCAAGTGTTTGAGTAACAATAAGGCCCTTTCGGTATTCTAAACCACGCCACTATGAATCTGATTAGTTTCATTTTACTTTCCCATCAAACCAGATTTCAAATTCTGCTTCCCTGAATGGGTCAGACACCTTATTTTTAATACAAACAGATTTGATAACAACTGCCATTGGGATTTGTTTTTCTTCTAAGTTCTTTTTCTTCCGTAAGTTAAGTCGTATAGAGGCATAATACTTTAGGGCCAATCCGCCACAGGTAGTTTCGGGATTTCCATACGTTCCTATCTTCATCCTGATTTGATTGATAAATATCAAACAAGTCTTAGAGTTAGCTAACTTTGCTGTTAGACGTCGCATAAACTGACTCATTAGGCGGGCGTGTAACCCAACGTGGGCTTCACCTGCTTCACCCTCTAATTCTACTTTGGGAACTAAGGCGGCTACTGAGTCCACAATGATAACGCCGAATTGTTCAGTTTCAATAAGTTTCTCCACTATGTCAAGAGCTTCCTCTCCATAAGAGGGTTGAGCAAAAAATAGGTCATTTATTTTGACTCCAAGTTTTGCAGCCCACTGAGGATTGATTGCGTGTTCAATATCAATGTATGCCACAGAATCCGTTTCTTGGGCCTTCGCTGCCACACAGAGGGCTAAAGTAGTCTTGCCTGACCCCTCTGGCCCAAAGATTTCAACTATGCGACCTTTAGGGAAGCCACCCCCCATTATTAGGTCAATTTGAGGGATTCCAGATGATTGCCAGTCAAGACACAGATTAAGAGCCTCACCTAACTTGAACACGGTGTTAGGCCCGTATAGTTCCGTCAGGTTTTCCAGTGTCTTTTTTAACTGATGTGCCATTAGTCAACCTTTCATACTTTTTGGTAAAGTAAGTTGTCTGTCGCTTTAAATAATCAACTTCCTGCGGCGTAGGTTGTTTTTCCCAAACTTCTCTCATATCTGTCAGAAAATGACAGTTCTTATACTTTTTACCTGACCCACACCAACATTTAGAGTTTCTTGGGATTTTCATTGGATTCCTTATAATGAAGTTCAGAATGACAATTTTTACATAATAAAATACACTTCTTTAATTCCAACTTGACCCGATTAGAATTTGACCAGTTGACTTGGTTGATACCAAATTTCTTTTTACTTGGATTTATATGATGAAAGTCTAAAGCTGCTGCACATTTGATATAACCACACTTATCACAACCTCTTGCAAGTTTGTAAGTTTCAATGCCTATTTTCTTTGAGTGTTGATATTCCAGTTGTTTTTCGGGATGTCGCCTATGAAAATTTTGTTTACTACATTTTTTTGAACAGTATTTTTTCTTTCTTCCAATAAACTCTTTATTGCAATTTAGACAAGTCATTTGGAGTCAAGCTCCGATACAGGGCCATTCTCTTTCTTTTTAATATCTTCATAAGGTGCGGCAATCTGGCGATAGAGTTCAAGTTTGGCACATTCAAGAACACCAATCAGTTCATTTATATCTTGATATGAAATCTTTCCCATTCTCATAACAATTACTTTTAAACAACCGTGTAATAAGTATGTGATGGTAAAATTTATATCCCCAATTGTTTCTAAATTTAAATCCTCTAAACAGTTAATGATGTTCTTTCGTTTTTCAGGTTTTATATATGGCATTATTCATCCTCTACAAATTTCTTAAACTGCTCAATTAGTTCAGGGTCGTTTGGATAAAGCTCTTTAATTACTTCAAGAAATGATTCCTTTACATTAGTCCACTCTCGTAGTTCATCGCCTGTCTGAAATGGTTTTGTATGCAAGAGGATACAGGCTATATCCTTGATTGTAAGGCTTTTACTCATAGTTTTCACGCACCCTTTCATTAACAACATCTAAGTCGTGTTTAAATTGGTCATACAAATTAGATAAAATAATATCATAATTACGTTTTGGAAGAAACCGCATATCGCAAATGAATGAAATATATAACGGATGTTCAACTCCAATTGAAAGAAGTCTTATTGAATCGTCCCACATTACGGCAACCCTTATGGCGTCTCCAACATATTCTTCCTCCAAGGCGTTCTTAAATACGGTTAATTTTTCAAGTATGTTCATTTCTTTCTACGTCCTCTCTTTTTAGGCCAGTTCCTAAAAACTCCTCTGCACCAAATGCAAGCGTCTATTAGTGTCAATGCTAATAAAAGATATTGCTCAGACTTTAAAAAGATAACAAACCACAAAGTTTGAGCAAAGAAGGCAACACAACAACCTCTAAATCTTTTGTATTTCTTAGAGGAAGTGATATGGTAGCGAATATATAATTCTATTAGAATGGTTTCTCCATAGAATATATTCCACCAAGTTACTTGATTTATAACCCAAATTATAACTAACCAAAAATAAATCATTTAAGAGTCTCACTTATACACATATCAGCAGGTAACGGAATAGAAAGTTTGTAACTTGTTTCCATAACGTGTTGCATTTCCTTTGATACAACTTCGGCACATTCTTTAGGGCATTCTGCCGTAATACTATCGTGAACCGTTAAAACTAATTTAGCATCCCATTCAGGATGGTCAAGAAAAAGTTGTCTTATATTAACCATTGCAATTCTAAGAACATCTGCAAAGAATCCCTGAATAAGAAAATTAAAGGCTTGGCGTATTGCTTTATCATTGATTTCCCAAAACCGGCGTTTTCTACCAAGCATAGTAACAACGCAGTTGTGTGCAAATAAATCCTTTCGGCATTGTTTTACTGCTTTTCTAACGTCTGGGTATAGTGTAAAGAAAGCCTCAATTCCTGCCAAAGCCATTTCTTCATCAATTCCCTGCCTGAGTGCGATACCTTTGGCCGTTGTTCCGTAAACAATCGGGAAATTAACTCCGTTTTTGCCTCTGTCTCTCTCCTTTTCGTATTTCGCAGCAACATTTTTATAAGCGGGATGGGTTTTGAATAAGTGTTCATTGGGTATCTCCAATTTAAGCCATTCATTTGCTGTTGCTAAATGCAGGTCTTTGTCAGCAAGGAAGGCTTGAATCATATTCTGGTCGCCCGAAACGTGAGCACAACCCCTTAATTCCTGTCCTGACCAATCACCTTGAACAAATACATAACCTTCTTTGGCCCTGTATATTTTACGAACTCCATAAATGTCTTTTTTCTTTGATGATGGAAGTTGTTGATTATTTGGATTAGAGTATGATAAACGTCCAGTTCGAGGAATGGCGTCATTTACAGAGGAACGCACACGACTATCAGAATCAATTTGTCCCCACAGGGGTTCTATAAAGGTATTGTGTAGTTTTTCTACTTTACGATATTGAAGAAGAAGGTCAATGAACGGATGTTTGGTTCTAATTACTTTTAAACATTCACTTTTAGTTGATGGATTACCTTTCTTTGTAGTATAAGGAAGTTTTATTTTAAGTTTGTTCTGTATAATATCAAGCAACTGTTTTGAACTGTTAAGATTGATAGGAGAAGAAACGACTTCAAACCCAAAGAGATTTTTCTCTCTTAACATTTTCATTCCGAGAGATAGGACACATTTTTCTTCTAAAATAACTCTCTCGGCGGTCAGAGTGTCGTCCAAATCCTCAAGATAATCTTGGTCAACACCTATTCCATTAGTCTCCAAATCTACTATAACTCTCTGAAAAGGCATTTCTATATTGTAGAATAGGTTGTCGAATCCTCCTTTGGCTAAAAGGGGTTTTGTTAACTCGTAGAGTTTCCAGGTAGCAATAACATCCTTTATGCCATATTCCTGAAACTCTTTTGAATCATACCCCAAAGGTGCAACCTCTTTCCATTCTTTTACATCTGTCCACTTGAGTTTTCTTTTCATCAAATCCTTTAATCCACATTTGGCATTTTCATTGAGCAAGTGGGCAGCAACCATAGTATCATATAAATAACAATGTGGTTCGATATTGTAGAATTTTAATACTTTTAGGTCATAAGAAAGATTATGTCCAATCAAAATGCTCTTACCACCTGAACTATCAAAGCCTATGTCAAATTCTTTCCAAATCAATAGTAAAATTCTATGATATTCAAGATTGTTGAACAAATTTATATAACAGGCATCTGTTCCGTTACAAAGAGAGATACCTACTATTGGTGAGCCAAACCGCAACCCGTCTGTTTCCGTATCAAAAGCTACAACAGACAGGTCTTTCCCCTGTAACCAATCTTGAACTTCTTGATAAGTTTTAAGATAACTTAGGTTCATTTTTTCTTTTGTTCTGCCAGTCTAAATTAGTTCGTCTGTCTCTATAAAAGGGACAATTCTTGTCATCACAATTCTTAACTTCTTCTTTATCACCACCACAACATTCTCGGCAGAAATCATTCATTAGAATTTCCTTCTTATTTTCTTAATGCTTTCAGTGTGAATCCCCTCGTCTCCATCAGGCCAATTGTTTAATTCTTTCAAATCCATCCATTTTTGGTCGTATCCCAACTTATGTTCGGAACAAACTTCACAATAAACTGGATTGTTAATTTGTATCATAAGAACTCTCATTGGTTCGCCACAAGACCAACAGAAAGTCCTATAATACTTTGACCCTGGGATTGGGTCGCCAAACATCGTGTGGTCATTTGCAACTTTTGTCTTGAGTTCGTCTTGCACAGTTTTTCCTTTCTTAGTAATCACCCATAGTGAGTGGTAATACGATATACGCTGGAAGTCAGGATTTGTTCATTAAAAAGTGGAAAATAATAAATTTAAATTTTTCTTCAAAAAACATCGGATTTTTACGAACAAAAGGTATCCATTACCCCTATATACCTCAATGTTTTTGGGAAGCATCAGGGATGATGATGGGGTAAGATGCTTACGAGGGAGCGAGGGACGCGACCGAAGGTAAGCTTAGATAGTAAGTAAGATATAATATACCAATACCAGATTCTAAGCGGCAAACTGAGAAACGGTTTCTTAATTGAAAGGACACTCGTTTGAACGCTATATAAGTAGGCAGCTAAATTGAGGGCCACATAACCCGAAGCTGCCAGAACTTATTGTCCTATAAGGACTTATGGATACTGAACAGACAATAAAATACTTGGCCGAACACCCCGAAGAAATAAAACATCCTGCAAAGAAACGAACTAAGGGGCATTATTTAGATAAAGAACGAACTTACAAGGTTCGACAAGATGCCCATTGGGACGTAAGATTAGCAGAGATGGCTGCTAAACTAATAGCTGCTGGCTTCACTTATGGTGATATTGGTGTAGTTCTTGGGGTATCAGAAATCTGTGTTAGGGGTTGGACACAGAAATATGCCTCTTTTTTTGAAGCTGCCAAGATAGGCCACGAAGCTGCAAATGCCATAACTTTGGGCCAAATGTTAAGGGCAGCTTGGGGTTATGACTATGATGAAGTAAAAGAAGAATATATTGTAACAACTGATGAGAATGGCGAGGAAAAAATTTTAGATGCTGAGGAAGGGGAAAAAACGCCTGGCTGTTCTAAGAAAGTTACAGTATTTCACAGACACCAGCCTCCTAATGGTGAGTTATTAAAGTTTATTCTTCTTAACCGTGAGAAGGATGACTGGAAGGATGCAAAACGTTTAGAAGTAACTGAGAATAGAAACATTCAGATTACTGGATTAGACGAGATAAAAGTAATTGATGATTTTGTTAATAAATTCTTAGAACACGCTAAACAGGTAAAGCAAATAGAGTCAAAAATAATAGATGCAGAACCAGTTGTTAGATAATCCACAAAAACTACTTCAAGTAGTTCCGAAGGAAATTCTGTCTAATTTGGTTTTTAGAAAAGAATTGCACTCTTGGTTAGCAGAAGATAAATCTGCACAAGATGTATTCTTAAAAATACTCTTTGACAATCCAGAGTTAGCTTATGATACTTGTTTTTTTATATACGAAGCAAGAGAAGCCACAAGAGGAATGGCTATTACACCTTTTATTTTATATCCTTCTGAGAGACTCTTAGTTCAAGCACTAAAAGATTGCATAGATAAAGGTCAGGATTTGGGTGTTAATAAGAGTCGTGAGGAAGGTGCAACTGAGACAATTATTAAATTTCTGACTCTTTATACACTATTAGTTCCTAATTGTTCTTTTCTGATTGGTTCTCAGAAAGAAGAATATGTTGATAAGAGTGGAACAACTAAATCTTTATTTGCTAAAATTGACCAGACTATAAAGTATCTTCCTCTATGGATGAAACACAGATTTGAAATTGAACGAAGTCATTGTAAATTTAGAAACAAAACAATTGAAAGTTTAATAGATGGTGAGGCTACTAATGAGAATTTCGGAGCAGGCGGTCGTGCTACTGCTGTTCTGCTTGACGAGTTTGGCCGTGTCGATGCTCCTATCGCTGAGAGTATTGCAGGTAGTGTTTGGGACGTTAGTAATTGTATTGTGTTTAATTCGACTCACTGGTTTGGTAGCGGCCATCCTTTCGCCAAGATGCTCAAAAAACCAGGAATCAAAATTGTAACAATGCCCTGGTTTAAACATCCCTTGAAATCTAAGGGGTTGTATAAAAGTCCTGAGATAGACAAGATTGAAATAGTAGATAAGCAGTATTACATAGACAAGTATCCTGAGTTTTGTAATCAGGTTAATATAAATAGTTCTTTTAAAATTGAAAATTGGAAATCCACTTACCCACAATTTGTAGCAGATGGGTGTGAACGTATTCCTGGGGATTTACGAAGTCCCTGGCACGATAGGCGAGAAGAACGTTCCAATACATATCGTGAGTTCTGTTCTAATGTGTGGATGTCTCCTACAGGAGCATCTGATATGTTTTTTGATTCTGTTATAAATACTCGCATTAGGACAGAATTTGTCAAACGATTTAAGTATGAAGGAGAATTGGACTTTAATACAAATAAAAAGAAAATAGAATCCATATCCTTCAAACAAAATTGTGGTCATAGAGGATTAAAGTGGTGGGGTGATTTATTTAAAGACAAAGAAATACTTCGCCCAAGTCAACTTCACAACTATATTGTGGGCGTGGACGTAGGCTTTGGGACTGGTGCTTCTAATTCAACTGCCGAAGTAGTAGATGTAAATACTGGAGAGAATGTTGGAGAGTATGTTTGTTCTGACAAATCACCAGAGGAATTTGCTGATTTAGTAGTTGCTCTTTGTAAATGGATAGGTGGTGGAACTGGCGAAGCCTATTTGATTTTTGAAAATAACGGCGGACAAGGGGCAAACTTTAGCAAGAGAGTGATTGAACGTGGTTTAAGTCTTGTTTATACCCAACGAACTGAACTGACTAAATCACGGAGAAGTTTGAATAAATATGGTTGGCACAGTGGTCGAACTGAAAAAGAGTTTGTAATGAGTCTTTTGCAAGCTGCTTTGAAAGAGAGTTTGAAAACAAAAAAGGAAAATCCTTTTGTTATCATACGAAATGAAGAAATTGTCAATGAGTTAGATAACTATGTATTTTATGAATCAGGAGAAGTGGATTCTTCTGAGATTCAGGATTTGGCTTCGGGTGCACGAAAGCGACACGGAGACAGGGTGATAGGGTTGGCTTTGTGTTGTTTGGCTCTTAAAGACCAGGGTTCAATGAAGAAAGTTTCAGATAACAAAATACCCTGGGGAAGTTTTGCGTGGAGACAGTTACAACGAAAGCAAAAGGAAGCCGAGAAATCTGAAACTTGGGGCGACCCAAAAGAGATAAAGGCCGGTTGGTAAAATGCCAGAGAATAGAACTCTTGATAGAAAAGGCAATGTTTCTATGGTTGGGACATTACAAGAAGCCATAAAACAATGCCAAAAACAAATCGAAGCCCCCTTGATGAAACAACAGGAAATCCTTGCAGAGTATTCTAATGGTTGGTATTCTTCCGAGACACGAACTCGCAGACCACTGAATATGGTTGCGAGGGCTATAAATATCTTACTTCCTTTATTAGTTTCAAAAAATCCAAGAGCAATGGTTCGCCCAAGAGTTATTCAATTGGCCCCCTATGCTGAAACCCTTAGATTAACTTTGAATCATTTGGTTGAAAAAATAAAACTTGGTGGCACTTTGAGAGAAGCAGTTCTTAATGCTCTTACATATATGGGCATTGTAAAGACTGGAATTTGTGCAGGTGGGCCACAGATTAAAGATGCTTATGGATACACACACGATTCAGGACAGATTTTCTGTGATATAATTTATCCAGAAGATTACTTCTTTGACATTTCTGCAAGACGTAGAGACGAAGTAGATTTTGAGGGAAACTGGTTTTATGTTCCCTATGATTATATTTCCAACCCGCAAAATGGGTTTAGAAATATAGAGCATCTTCAAAGGGCTTATACTGAGTCTGACAAACTTTCAGCCAAAAAGATTTCTGAGGATAGGCGTGGAAAGAAAATTGAAACAATTAAACCTTATGTGAAACTGGCTGAGGTTTGGATTCCAAGTGAGAACATTGTAATTACTATACCAGAAGAAGGACAAGGAACAGAAGTATTGAAAGTAGTTGACTATAATGGGCCTATAAGCGGCCCTTATGATACTTTATCTCTTTCTACTTTTCCTGAGAGTATAATTCCAGTTGCTCCGTTATTTATTAACTTAGACCTCCATTATCTGATTAACATAATGGCCCGCAAGATGGCTCGTCAAGCCAATAGGTCTAAAAAGGTTCTTGCTTATCAGGGAAATGCTGCTGACGATGCAACCAGTATTGTCAATTCTAAGGATGGTGATTCAGTTAAAGTTGATGACATCAATACAATAAAAGAAGTAGAGTTTGGTGGAACGGTTGACGCTGCTTATCAATGGGTTGAGTGGTTAAAAAATAATTACAGTGAACAGGGAAGTAATCTTAATTTAATGTCTGGTCTAAAAGCTCAATCGCCTACATTGGGCCAAGAACAAATGCTGCAAGCAAATTCTATGGCGATTGTGGATGATATGGTCGATGCTGTTCACACATTAGTCCGAAACATTCTTCATAAGATGTCTTATTATGTTTTTACTGACCCTTTGATGGACATTACAGTTTCTAAACGAGTTTCTGGAATTGGTGAGATTCCTGTAAAAGTTACTGCTGATACAAGAGAAGGAGATTTTTGGGACTATAATTTTGACGTTGAACCTTACTCAATGCAGCGAATGAATCCAACCTTGAGAACAAGACGATTAATGGAGATAACTACGGGTTTGATTCTGCCTACAATGCAGTTAGCTGCTATGCAGGGAGCTATGTTAGATGTGCCTAATCTTGTGAAGGCTGTGTGTAGAGATATGGATTTAACCGACTCTGAAATAGACGAAATTTATAAGACTGTAACCAGTGGGACACAATCACTTGGGCCTTATCAACAGTTACCTCAAAAATTACCTGTTGGTGGTGTTGGCGACCAAGCGGGGGCAAGTGGAGCAAGTCGTGATTTAAACGCAATGCAACAGATAAATAGGACTGGTGGTGAAACGCCAAGTCCAGTAAACACAAATAATATATAGGAACAAATAAAATGCCATTAAAATCAGGTTCAAGTAAGGAAGCAATAAGTTCAAACATTAAAACTGAAATGCACGCCGGAAAATCACAAAAACAAGCCATTGCTATTGCAATGTCGAAGGCAGGTAAATCAAGAAATCCGAGATTAAGAGAACGGGCAAAGACATTACGAAAAATGAAGGAGAAGAAATAATGGCTGCTACACAACTTAGGTATAGTCAACTCCTTGAGAAATATATGGGACAAGGAATGACTTTTGCAGAAGCTACTAAGAAAGCTACTAAGGAAGCTGACGTTGGTGCGACTAAGGCCGCAAAACAAGTAATGGATGGTAAACAAGAGAAATCAAAAATGGCTACTGGTAAATATAGTTCTATGGAATTGGAGTCTGACCCATTGGCTAAGAAAGCCGTTTATCAAAGACAAAAACGTGAAGGAACACGAAGGTAGGAGAACAATATGGCTGCGAAAGTGGAAGTAAGTATTTCTGTTAGTATTGATGGGCTTGGCAAAGGAACTGAGATTAAGGATTGTTTTATTGATGCAGTAGCACCGGAGGTTGCTATTCATATAGAATCTCAGACCTTAGAGGCAACCAATACTCCAGAAGCATTGAATGTTGGGGCTGTGGATACAATACGAGGAATCCTAATTAGGGCAATTACTGAGGATTTGGGAGTGGACACTGATTATGTTTCTACTTATCACGAAAGACTTTTGATTCGGGCAGGAACTTCCTCATATTTTTGTCCTTCGGGCGTAGTTTATGTTAGAAATGCTACTGATGATGTATTGCCGACGTGGGAAACAGTTGTTTTTGGGACTCAGACCTAATGATTCAGCATTATCAATGCCGCAATTGTTGTCTTGAGATAGAGTCGGAAGATTCTAATGGCAGAAAATGTCCTGAATGTGGACAGGATATGTGGTGGGTTGCTGCATTAGGTATTCCGAAGGGAGACTCTCAGGAGTTTTATTCACAAGAGTTGGGTTTGTTAGGCCCACAGCAGAAAAAGTGGCGAGAAAAACACCCAACTGATGAATTTGATAAACTTGGACGAATGAAAATACGGAATCCAGGTCATTTAAAACGAGTATTGGCCGAAAAGGGTATGGTAACATTGTCAGATAGCTCCAAATACAATGATAGGCAAAAAGAAATTCACGAAAAAGCAAGGGCCATTAAAAATGAGAAATAAAGTATTGCTTGTTTTAGCAATGTTGCTGATTTGGGTAGGTTGTTATCAAGTATCTAACGCCATTGTTACGCATAATGTTGTTAGTGAAAACGTCCGACATAACATTGTTATTGAAGGGTTTAATTCAAAAGGGTTTTTTGGGCCTTCTATCTGGATTGGAAGTGGTGTTATTATAAGTCCCAATGGTCTTGTAGTTACGGCAGGGCATTGTGTTGAAGGAGCAGATTTTTTACGAATTGCCTTGCAAGATGGCCGAAAATTTTATATTTATCATTGGTATCAGGATAGTGTTTCCGATTTTGCTGTATTTTATTTGCCTATTAAAACCTCTGAGTTTTCGGTCTTTGGTGATTCTAATGATTTGATTAAAGGTGATAAAATTTATAATGTGGGAAACGCCAAAGGAGTGTGGGATAATTCGGTTTTCTATGGAAAGGTTTATAAGAATCATTTTGACCGAATGTTTCTTGGGTTAAATACAGAATTTATTTTTTCTACTATGAAAGTTTTTCACGGTTGTTCGGGCGGTGGAGTATATTATAAGAACTTACTTATTGGTATTGTAGTTATGGGCGGGGACGATGTTTCTTTTATAGTTCCCTCCCAAAAGATACTTGAAGTTTTAAATAACAACCATATTAGTTTAACCGCAACGGATTTGCGGTAATTCACCTACCCTGCGGAGCAGGAAGCTGAAAGGAAATTCAAAATGTCTGACGAAGTTAAAGAAACAAAGAAAACTGTAGAACAAGATGTCAACTTGACTGATGAACAAGCATTAGAGCAGATTGAAAAAGAAATCAATACAGAAATGGTAAAAAGGGTTGAGGATATTATTAACCCTCCCGAAGTTGAAGAAACAAAAGAGGAAAAAAAAGACGAAGTAAAAGAGGAAAAACCGGCTGAGGAAACGAAGGAAGATAAAAAGGAGGAGACAGTTGAAGTTAAGTCTGAATCTGACCCTGAGAAGGAAGATAAAGATGAAACTACCAAAGCTGTTACTGACCTTAATCTACCCAATCGGTTACTTCAAGCCGCTAAACGGAATCACGTTTCTGATGAGAAGATTTTAGAACTTGGTGAAAAGGCCGAATTTGTTCTTGGCAAACTGGCCGATGCTTCTGATGCTGTATCTGAGCGTTTAGGAGAATTGGGTAGAAAGGCTAAGAGTGAATTTAAGCCATCCAAGAAGGAAGATATTAAAATATCTACCCTTAAACTTCCAGAAGATTTTGATTCTGAGGCAGGAAAGCAGTTACAGGAGACTATAAATGCTCTCAATGCCAAAATTACCAGTTTGGAAACTGCACTTCAAGTAAGGGAACGAGAATCTACCTTAATTTCCAGCGAAGAACTGGATAAGAAGATTGATACTTTCTTTGATAAAGTGGAGTATCCTGAATTTGGTAAAACTGAATCTCTGACAAAAGCGGAACTTGTAATGCGTCAGAATGTTTGGGAAAAGGCAGATGATATTATTGCTGGTGGTAAGTTGAATGGCCAGAAAGTATCATTGGATGAAGCTCTTGAACAAGCAATGAGCATTTATGAGGGAAAGAATCCCCGCAAAGTCAGAGAAAAGTTAGTTGATGAAGTGTCTAAACGTGAAAAACAACAAATCAGCCGAGCAACCTCTAAGAAACAAGTTGAACTGCAAGGAACTAATGATGATAACGCACGAAAAGCAGTTAAAGACTGGTTTGATAAGAGAGACAACGCTGGCTGGTAATTTAGAAGGAGTTAAACTATGGCAGGTGGTGTTGCCGATAGTGAACTACTTGACCTAATAGCAGCGACATTACCCTGGTTTGAGAAGCTTGCTTTTGGTGCTCCTCAGAAATATACCAATTATCCAATACTTAATAGAGTATTGAATGAAGGTATGGTTCTTGGTGGAGGTAAGTGGGCGGAATTTCCAGTGGTGATTAAGCCTTCCGGTCAAGCCGAGTTTACACAGATGTATGCGACCAAGCAGTATAATCAGGTCGATACAATAAAGAAAGCTGTTGCTCCCTGGGCCAGATTAACTACACATTGGCTTTGGGATAGACGTGAGACGTTAGAGAATCGTGATGCTCAACAGATTGTTGACATTATGAAAACCCGTAGAATTGCGTCTCAGAGTGATATGGCTAATAAGTTTGAGGAAGCTTGTTGGCAGACTATTTTAACAGAAGCATCAGAGTTTGGTTCGTTCAGAGGAGTCCCTTACTGGATTTCAATTGGAACGACTGGTGGTTACAACGGCGTGCATACCCACGATAGGGCGGGAACTGCCATTAACACAGTTGGTGGAATTGATGGAAGTGTAGAGGGTCAGGAGTATTGGGCAAATTATACACAGACTTACACCAATAAGGTAGATGATTTGGTTGCCGGAACTGTTGCTGAAACTTTCATTGATGATGTAAATTCAATGCTTGCTGGTATGGCGACTACTTATATTATGACCAATTTCCGTGCTCCGAGAACTGTTGAGGATTTACAGGCACACAATCCACTTGGAAATTTCCGAATTTACTTGGATTCCAAGACAAATATAGTGTATGATATGTGTGTTAGGAGACACAATATAGGTCAGGCGTTTGGTTACGATATGGGCAAGTTTTTCGGCCAGACAGCATTTAATAGCACGCCAATAGAGCGAGTTCCTCAATTGGATAGTCTTGCAGCTGCGGCCATAACTGGTGTGCATCCTATCTATTTCATCAACCACAATGAGTTTAAGACAATGGTTCTTCGTGGTGATGAATTTTACGAACACTCACCCATAATTCTGCCCGATAGCGGCGGAAACGTGGCGGCTATCAATGTTGACTTAAGCTGCCAGTTGCTATGCAAAGACCGCCGAAGTCAGGGTCTGTGCTATACGAGTTAATTAGAAAGGAGAATTATTATGGGTTTGAAGTTTAGTTATGTAGCTGAAAAAGAAGATTCCGAGTGCGACAGTCTATTAGTGATGGGCCGAAGTGGTAAGACCGACGGTGATGCTTATGGATTATTGATAGACGTATCCAACGTCCTGAAAGGTGATGGGGCAACTGGCCCTCGAAGTTGGGGCGTTGGTATTCTTGGAAGTAAGGAAAGTGGTGAAGTAGTTACGGCTGGTGCGGACGATGCACTGCTTCGTATTAGTGGAAGCAATTACACTGAGAATGGTGCAGTATTTAAATTTAGAGGTCTGAACGCTAATGTAAACAACAGGGATGGTGGTATTCTTGGTGAACTTAGTAACAACATTAGTATTTCTCTAAAGGATGGAAGCACAACGACTACTGCAATAGCGTTGATGGTCGATGCTCAGGACTTGGCCGCAACTGCCAAAACTGAATTTGGTGGTCTTGACGTTGCTTTGAATAGAGAAGGTCTTGCTGCAACAACGGAGTATGGTGTTCAGGTGCGAACAAGAGGAACAATAAACTCTGCTATTACTGCCGCACTTCGATTCCGAAAGGATGCAACAGACTACGGTTTCTCTAATTTGTTCTCTGTTGATGCTGAGGGAACTTTGGGTATTGCAACTAAAACATCTTTTGCGGGAACAATAAAAGGGATTCCAATTAAGATTGGTTCAACAACGTATTACATTCCTGCTTATGGAACTGTGTCGTAAGGTTTGTTCGGGTGAACATTGGAGGTTCTCCGAGTAAAGAAAACGGATATGGAGGGTGGTAAGGAAACTGCCCTCCTGTCCGACTTTTTGGAGAAATGAAATGGTTATTATAGTAGATGATGAGGGTAAGAAGGCATTGCATCAGTTGGTTGATATTGCTCTAAAAGCAGGTGGTATTAGTAATCTTAACGGCACAATTGACATACTAAAATCAGTTCAGGAATATAAAGAACCTGAAAAAGTAGAAGAGAAAAAGGAGTAGAAATGGAATCTACTTTGACCTACAAATTTAGTGATTTGTTTGCTGACGTTTCTGCGTATCGTGGCAAGAGTAGAAGTCCTACAGGTGATGATTTAACTGATGCTAAGAGGCGGGTAAACGACGCATACAGAAAGTTTATGTCCCTTGATTGGGAATTTCTTTCACAACACCGAGTTTTGAAAGTGGATGCTGGCAAATATGTTTATGAACTTCCTGATGAGTATTCCGTTTTAAGAACTCCATTTAAATTGTTTCCATATATGGGATGGGTAAATCCTGTTGAAGTTCCTATGGATAGATTTTGGCAATATCAGTCTTTCTACCCAAGACAAGGGATTCCCCTGTTCTATGCTTTCCATACGGAGTTTAGTGAACAAAAGGGACTTCGGTATACAGTTCATTTTTACCCCACACCTCACGTTAATTTGTCATATAACTATGAAATGAAAGTCCTTCCCAAAAGTTTGGTAGGGGATGATGACATTCCTTATTGTCCTGCAAATCTATCTCACGTTTTGAGAGAGTTTTGTCTTGCCGAAGTTGAACTATTTGATGAGGAAGGTTCTAAGAGTGTTCATACGAATCAACTATTCCAAGTGTTTATGCCGCAAGCGTTGAAGGAAAACGCTATTCGTGCACCGAAAACCGTTGGAAATATGGCAGGTGATTCCAGCAATAATATGAATTGGCCGACGTTACACAGCATTTATGGCAACACAATGAGTTATGGTGGGTATGGCCCAATTCCGGTCTAAAATTTGTTTGAATTGTAATAAAGTATATTTACCAAATTCTAACAATAATAAATACTGCTCTAAAAGGTGTTTGAAACAAAAGTGGAATAAAGAACACCTTGAAAAAGTAAGTAAGTGGAAGCGGGATTGGGAAAAGAAAAATCCTACTAAACATAGATTACAACAAATAAGGTATAAAGAAAATAATAGAAACAAAATAAATAAGAACCACAGAGAATATATGGCAACCCACAAAGAAACTCAAAGAGATTCGGACTATAAGAAAAATTATGGTAAATCTTTGTTGAGTTTTTATGATGAAAATTTTGATAAACAAAATGGAGTTTGTTATTTGTGTGGTGGAATAAATAGAGATGGCAGACGTTTGTTTATTGACCACAACCATAAGACTGGGAAATTAAGAAAACTTCTTTGCAACAGATGTAATTTTTTAGTTGGCACGGTTGAAAATAATGCTGAATTGCTTGTAAAGATTTACAGATATTTAGAAGAACACAGGATAAAATATGGCTGATAAGAACACAAACGAAGCGGGTGAACTGCAATTGTTTTTCCCGTTCAAAGGTTTGAACGATGCTATGGCCTACAAAGACCAGATTCCTTTAACTACTCCTTTGATTGCTAATTGCAGAGTGAAGGATGTAGAGGAGAACAGAGCAAGGGGTGGTCAAAGACCTGGAATGTCTAAAGTGTTTGCGGAACAGGTTGGGTCAGAGAAACCAATTTTAAAGATTGTGCTTTGCACCAATACGTATATTACGCCGGAGTAACTATGTCTTTTACTATATCTTCTGTTCATTGGAAACCTAATGATAATGTAGTTATTACTTGCGACCGAAATACAGACCCTGTTACTGGAACGGAGGCAATATGTAGTGGTGGGACAATAGGCGGGGTTACAGTTTTTAAGTATTTGTGGACACAGACTGAGATTGACCAACTTATACTCGGAGCACCTGGCCCTCCTAATATAGGCGATGACGGAATAGTTACTTTAGTAGAATATACTACTACTGATGAGGATACTTATAAATATACTTTTGTTGTCGATTCAACATACATTAAACCTGGCCATAGTGTATATTTAGTTGAACTTAGATTAATTTCCGAAACGGAATGGGAAATAGTTGGACAGGAGGAAGTAACACTTGCAACGGAATCATATATACCTGCATCTTTTGTTACTTCTCGCCCAAATGAAATAAATGGAGACCCATTTACTTATGACCCAACCTTAGATTGGTCTTGGGAAGATGGTGTTTGGGGAGATTATCCTTTAATAGAAGTTAGAGGTGGTGGACGTTACAAAAACAATGTTGTAGTAGTTGGTGAATTAGACGGTGATGGGATTATTTATATTAGTTAATGGAGATATAAAATGAGTTTAGGTGATTATGCCGAAGCTTTATTATTAGACGCATTACTGGCCGAAATGCCCTTTGAGGTAGCTTTAAGCACGGCAGACCCAGGAGAAGATGGGGCGACGATAGCCGAACCATCTGGTAATGGATATGCAAGAGTTAGTTCAAGTGATTTTGCCCGAACTACAAGCACGGTTTCTAATGATGCAAACATAACATTTGCCACTGCGTCGGGGTCTTGGGGAACGATAACTCATTTTGCTTTATTTGATGGTTCAGCTAATTTCTTAGGTTCTGGAGAATTGGGGTCATCACAAGCAATAGGAACTGGTGATACTGCTCAGTTTGATACTGGAGATATGAGTATAACTCTTACATAAAATGGCATTACAAGACTCCTTTACAACTAATAACACCGTCTCGGCTGCATTTGGAGGCAATACCTGGCGGTTTCAGACATTTGTTGCTGGTTCAACCTATAATTTATACAGTTTAAGATTAAGAATTTATCGTAGTGCTGGCGACCCTGGGACTGTTACAGTTCATATCAGAGATTCTACCGGAACACCACAGACCACTACTCCAACTGGTGCGGACAAGGCTTCTGGAAGTATAGTTGGTTCTACTTTGGGAACATCTGCACCTGGAACTGCAACTGACCCCTCTACTTGGCCCGAAATTGTCCTTGATACTCCGTTGGCTTTGACCTCTGGAACACGATATGCTATATGTATAAGTGCCACCAATGCTTCTACCTTATATTGGAGAGGAGATTCTGCTGGAACTCCACCAGGTGGTTACTCTAACGGGAATAGAGGACAATCTACCAATGCTGGAGACACTTGGGCGTCTGCAAGTTGGGACTTAACATTTGCTACTTACACTGTTGCGGTTGTTTATCATTTAACTGGAACAATTGCAGGCATTTCAAGTTGTTCGGGGGATGTGTCTGTATTAACAATAATTTCTATCTCAGGAAGTTTTGCCGGAGTTTCGGTATTTTCAGGTGAATTAAGTTTAGCACCACTTGTTTCAGGCTGGTTAATAACTCGACCAATCGCTTATGACCCACTTGATGTGTGGTCAAAAGATTTACAACTTTGGGGAACTTATCCTGAAATACTTATGAAAAATGGTGGTCGGTATAATAATAGTTTAATTGTAGTTGGCATTGATGCAGATGGACTTGGAGTAATATATGGATAGTTTAACGGCAGTTGCGAGTTATACGGCTGGCGACCTTGATATATCAGGTTTGTTTGCTGCTGTCTCAGCATATCAAACGGTATGGTTTTGTGATGGCAGACCTTATAGTGCTACGATAGGAGATTCTGGTTATCATAAATTAGATATGACTTCTACTTCTATTGTTGGGGAAGTAACAAGTGGCCCATTTACAGCAGGAGAAACAATATCACAGGATACTGACGGTGGCGGAACAATGGCCTATGGTATCTTTATAGAAACTGTTGGAAGTGGGGCGACTGCTAAGAATTTGGTCTATAGAACTACAACAGTAGATTTTGTAACGGGGGCATTTCCAGTTGAAGGGGCAACGGCGTCTATTGCCTCTCCAACAGAAGTTAATGCTCCCCCACATTGGTTAAACTGGATATTAACTTCTGGCGACTTTCCAGATGGTGGTTCAAACATAATGTGTCTATTTGAAGGCAGACTGTGGATGAACTCAATGTATAATCCTAATCAATGGTTTGCCACAAGGCAAGGCGACCCACTTGATTTTGACACTTCACAGGAAGATGTGCAAACGGCCATAAGTTCTCAAACTTCTGAGGCAGGGTTAGTAGCTGACGCAATAGTGGCCCTTATTCCATTCAAAGACAATTATCTTCTCTTTGGAATGGCAAATTCATTTGGTATTTTAAGGGGTGGTTCTACTGGCGGTGGGAATATAAGTAACTTATCAACTGAGACAGGTATCTTTAGTCCCGAAAGTTACTGTTGGGATAATAATGGAAACCTCTATGTTGTGGGTTTGACAGGATTTTTTAAGTTTCCAAACGGAATGGCTACCAGTGGAATAGCAATTGACAATCTATCATTAAGACATCTTCCTAATTTGTTTCAAACTATACAACTCAATAGAAAAACCGACCGAGTTGTGTTGGGGTTTGATAGAGACAGAAATCAAGTTAATGTTTCTATCTCAATGCACGACGCATCGTGGTCGGTAGCGTGGGTCTATGATGTAGCCACCGATTCAATTTTTCCAGATATTTTTGACGGCCCTATTCCAACTGCGTATCTTTATATGAACAGTTATCAGGACGAAGTTTCAGGGCTTTTGGTTGGTTGTTCAGACGGTTATGTTAGAAAGTTTGATTCTGCTACAAAATCTGATGACGAGACAATAATTACCAGTTACGCTTTATTTGGCCCACTCACTTTAAATACCCTATTAAGGGCAAATATAAAAATACAGGAGATTCAAATAATTCTTTCGGAAGATGCTGATGGATTGTCTTGGTATTTATATCAAGCCAAAAGTAACGAACTCATAGTAAAAGGGATTAAAGAGGGGACTTTGACTCCTACTCACTCAGGAACATTTACAGTGGGTGGGAGACAAATGAGTATAAGAGATAAAATCGCAGGGGAAAGTGTTGCTTTGTTATTTAAAAATTCTACGTTGAATACAAGTTGGGGACTCGAAGGTGTGAAATTACGCTATACCATAGCGGGTCGCGTTAAAGAGGGTTAATGTGTATAATCAACAAGAATATATGCGACATTGGGATTTAGGGATGTTTGAAAGAAATTATGACGAGTTTATGAATTATCTAAAGGAAGGTTAATATGGGACAAGGAAAATATACTCCAAGTTCAACTGGCTTTGAGGGTGGTTTAGGTAGGTCATTAGAGCGTTATCAACAAATGATTGACGAAATGAGGGCTGCTCAAAAAGAGGCTGCTGCTCCTATTTCTCCTGAATTGCAACAAATTGCTGATATTTATAAAACTGGCGGTGAGTATGGGGCAGGTGCAAGAACAAGGATTGCCGAAGCTGAAAAAGCTGGTATTGCGTCTGGACAAGCGGGATTAGTTCGTTCTGGTATGAGTTCTGGTTCTCTTGCGGCTGGAGTTCGTTCAAGATATTCTCGCCAAGCACAAGGTCAAATTCAAGAAGTCGAGGATATTAGATATGAGAAACTTGGGTCTGCTCTTTCTGCTGTTGCGGCTGCACAACAAGCAAGGGGTATGCAAATGCAACAAGCTTATACTACTACGGCTCAAATGATGGGCGGATTTCAAGAACCAAGTCAATCACAATATGCTGACCCATATAAACTAATTAGGATGCAGCAGGAAGGTCAACAGATTTCTCAATTTATACAATCAAGATATGGACAGTCTGGAGGAACGTCATCTTCCCCCGACTGGAGCAAAGCATTTGCCGAAGAACAGGCCAGATACCGCAGTGCACCGGAGAAATAAAAAGGTTAATTATGATTCCATTTAGAATAAATGTAATTCCTGGGGATTGGCCCAACCTTGAGAGGCAACTCAATAAACTAACTCGATGGATTGCTTCTCAACCTCTGACTGCGGTTAGTTCTCCTGAGTTTGGTGGTCTAACTATAAATACAATGGATGAATTGTTGAAGGCCACTGATGGTGTTGTAGGTGAGGCTGCTGCTGGAACTGATTATGAAGTTCCCCTGACATTTAGTTCTTCTTTGCTTAGGACTATCAATGATATTGCTCTTGTTGCTGATGATGCTGCTCCTGGCAATGACTATTATTATGGAACTGGCCCTACCGGAGACAAAGGATTTTTTACAATTAGTTCTGGCTCTGGCATAGGTGGTTTAACTGCAAATAGATTAGTTGCTACTGATGGAACTCCTGCACTTGCTTCCGTTGCCAATCTTGCAAGTTGGATTGCGGGGACATCCAACCAAGTTACTGTAACTGATGATACTGATGGAACTATTACTTTAAGTTTGCCGCAGGACATTCATACGGGGGCGAGTCCGACGTTTGCTTCGTTAAATTTAACGGGACAGGTTTTGCTTAAAGGTTTAGCTGGCGTTTTGTATGTTAGGGACATAACGGATTCGTCAGATACAGAATTTAGTGCTTCTGTATGGCACATAGGAACTCAATTAGCGGTTAATAACACTTCTTTTCAATCCAACGCTCAAAATTACACAATATCTACTGGCGATAGAGTTGATGGTCAGGGATATAGTTTGAACTTAACGGCTGGAAAATATGATGCACAAATTCCATTTTTCCCCCAACAAAAGGGCGGCAACATTATTTTAACTTCGGGCCTATCGGAAGATGGTGCGGGTGGCGACATTTCACTTATTACCGGAGTTGGAACTACAACAAATGGCAACATAGTATTAAATTCTTTAACCGGCCTTCTCCTCGGCACTGCCGGTGTAGTGTCCGCGATAACGGACAACTCGGCAAATTGGGATACCGCCTATACCGACCGATTAAAATGGGACGGCGGGGCAACTGGTCTTGTAGTAGCCACTGGCAGGACATCGCTCGGTCTTGGCGTGGCTGATACCCCCTCGTTCACTGGTTTAATCTCAGGCGTGGACGCCGCAACTAATACTGCGGGTTCATTGAAACTGTGGTCTGCCGGTGCAAACAATTACTCAACTTTATTTACGGCAGGAACGCAGACGGCAGATGCTACTTATACTTTACCGACTGCTATGCCGCCTTCTACAAGTCAATTTCTGCAATGCACAACCGGCGGGGTATTGTCGTGGGAAACAGTTTCTACAGCACCCGATGCCTTAGATGCCGTTCTTAACGCGGGTGATACTTCCGCTTCGCATAATCTTACGCTTACAGTTGGGACATTAACTGCTGAACAACTTACTTCGACCGATGATGTAACTATGGTTGGCAAATTTCTCAATACAATGGCTGCTGATGACAAGCAAGGAATTTGGATTGATGGAGATACTAACGCTCTTTCTTATTCTTCTGTATTTACTACACACCAGAATCTTATATCGAGAACGATAAACGGGTCAGGTTCAACAGCATTGCCGGTGTTGGCCGTAGGGGCTTTATTGAAGAAATCCTATATATGGAATTATGATTTTTCGGGAACAGCCCAAAATAGCGGAGTAAGAGTTTTAACTTTAGATTACGCGGATTTTACAATCGGTGGCGATATAAACATAACAGGAAATGGAACGCCAGGAGTAATAACACCAGTCTTAACTTTTGTTGCGAGCAAAGCATTTGTAACTTGTTTGGGCGGAACTATAACTGAAAATTCAACTAAAAATTCTACTTTTTCTTTCTATGGTGCTCAATATGTAGCAAGTTTTTTGGATACACTCGCAATAACCGGAACAGGAACAAAAACTTTTAATGTTTATGGTGGTGCTTTTACGTCAACTGGCGGGCCTACAATATCTACTGGCGATGCTGTAATAAATACTTATGGCGGTTATTTTGCCGGAGTAGGTTCGGCGGCAGGAACATCTACTGTTTATGGTGGATATTTCTCTGGAACGGGCGGTGATACTAACTATGATTTGTATGCTCCGAATACAGGCAGTTATAACATTCTCGCCGGAAACACTCGTATTGGTTCAACAGTTTCACCGACCGTTGCCCTTGATGTAGTCGGGGCTATATTGGCGTCAACTACCATTACCGCTACAACCGACTCCATCGCAGCTTATCATCAGACCTCAACCGCAATAACAGCAAACAGCACGGGAACAGTTGCAATCGTGGCGAAAGATGCTAACTTATTGACGGCAAACGCTGGTTGGATGCCTATAAAGAAATCAGATGGAACAATAGTTTATATACCTTATTGGGCTTAAAGGAAAATTGTATATCAGACGAACCGAAACCCAAAACAATCGCAGAAACACTTGGGTTGTATTATGAAATTGACACAATAGGTTCGAGGCAAATATCTACTAAATAGGAGTATGGTATGGCACGTTATAATTCTCAAACTGACCCCTTTATTCAGGAAACATTCCAAAAAGATACGGGACTTCCTGGGTCTGCACTTCCAGAAGGACAAGGTTATATTATGCGACCAGGTGGGATGATTGATGTTCCACAAGGGGGTGGGCGAACTGATACTTATTATCCGTCAACAACTGGTGGTCAGTTGGATTTATTCAGCAGGTCAGTTCCTACGGCTCAAGATGACAAAGTAAATCAGGAAGAAGAAATCTCACAGCGAATGGATGCCTATAAAGCTATGTCCATTGCGGAGTTACACAAAGACCTTGCTAATGCTGGCTTTGTTGCTGACGAGAAGGGTAAGATGCAGGATGGCGACCCAATTCTTCAACAGCTGGCTTATCAAGAACATATTATTAGAACCTCTAAGATAACTGCTTGGAATCAAAAACTTCAAGATAATTTTAATATAATTAAGAAAGAGGAAAAACTAACTCCTAATGAAAAGCAGGTTTTGAGAAACAAACTTCTCGCTGAATCTGATGACCCAATTCATATCCCCACAATAGGAAAAAGAGAATCTGTATTTACTCCAGCCTATGTTCAAAAGAATCTTGGTGAAATCACTGCAAATCTTAACACTGGAAAATATCTTGACAGGAGTGAAGCAATAAATGATTTGATTTCTAAATTTGGCCCTGATGCAGAGTCTCAACTTCCTGGTGTTGTTAAGCAGATAGACAGTAAGTTTACAACCGTGTCAACTGTCGCTAAAACCTCTTTACCGGCTGTGGCTAAGGTTGTTAGAATACAGGCCGAAGATGGTAAAATATGGAATGTTCCTTCTGATAAAGTTGATGAAGCTATTAAACGAACAAAAGGAAAACGAATATAATGGTTAAATATGACTTATCCGATTTAGGAGCAACAGAAGTTTCTTCCGATATATCTGACTTAGGGGCTACAACCGAAACTGATATTTCTGACTTGGGTGCGAAGCATTTAGATAGTCAAGATAGACCTGGGCCCATTGGACGACTTTTTAAGCAATTGTGGAATCAAGGTGTAGCTAATTTTTTAACATCAGTGCAAACTAAAAGTGGAATGTTTGGAGAGACATCTGATTTAATAAATGCTACTCAAATTATTCAAGAACAGAAAGTAAGTGGAACTTATAAGTCTATCCCCTATGAAGGGATACCAATAGATGAAATTCCAATAGAAAAACGCGATGCTATTTTAAAGGCCAGAATTGGTCAAATGAATGAATTGATGCAAACTGCAAAAGTAAGAACATTGCATCAGGCAGATAAATTAACGCCCAAGTTTGCCGTTCCTTCTCCTGAAACTGCTTCAACTCTTTGGCAAAAAGTAAAAGAAACCGGCATTGATGTAACAGCAGGAGTAGGGGCATTTATTGGCCAGTTAATGTTATCCAGAAAACTTTTCGCTGGTGCTCCTGAAATTTTTCATTGGGAAATAGTAAATGAGGCAAGTGGTGGAAAGCCTGGACACGGTGCAGGAATGTATGCATTATTTGGGGGGGCAGGAACATTTGGCAAGGAGTTGGAAAAATCTATCCCAGGTGAGGGCATATTAAGTAAGGTCAGTAGGTTTGCGGCTCGCTCTGCTCCACAGTCAGCCGCTATGGGTGGTATTACTGCTGTAGAAGGAGGAACGCCTACTGAAATTGTTACTCAAGCACTTATAGCTCCTGCTTTAGAATTATTGGGGGGGAGAAAAGAAGTTCCCGAAGTTAAACCCGTTGGGCCAGAGACTATTGCCAATGCTGCTTACCGTTTAAAGGATGGAACTGTTTTGGAGGGATTAACACATCCAACTATTCTTATGGAGGAAATTCAAAAAAGTAAAACCAGTCAAGCTGTGTGGGAAATGACTGAGGGGGGTGCAGAGGAAGGGTTTACTACTTCAACTGGACGATTTGTAGGGCGTGAGGAAGCGGCTACAATAGCTGAGAAAGCAAAACAGGTTGAAGGAAGGAGAGAAGATTTTAGGTATGGTCTTGAGGGCCAGAAAGAATTAGATGCTTTATCATTGAAGGGAGTTGCTGAAAAAGTAACTGATGTTCCTCTGACCGAAGTTATAAAAAGGGCAAAAGAAGTTGAACCAACAATTGAATCAATGGGGGCAAAATTAGAAAATCCTGAATTAGCTAAAAATGCTCCAGTATTTGACACTTATGCGGGGCCAGTTATAGCTATTCCTATTGGTGGAAAACGAAAGGCGGGGTATTTTGATGCTGAGTTTAAAGAGGAAACTTCTGCTCAAGAAATTTATAATAAATTAGAGGGGAAAAAAGGATTTCCTAATTTACGAATAGAGAAAGATGAAGGCTATTTTAGAGTTGCTTGGGGGGAATCTACAAAAGATTTTGAAGGGCAATGGCGGAAGCTTGGTCAAATGTTTGGCTATAAAGAATCAGCCATTAAAGAATTTATTTTAAAAGAAATTCCAGAGGAAGAACCAGACATTCAAATGATTCAAGAAAAGATTTCTGGTCAACTTGATAGCGTTCAGGATTTGCGAAAGACCGTTGCTGAACCAGCCTTAAAAGAATTAAGAGCAAAACAAGCAGGCCAGTATAAAGATTTACTGTTCTGGAATCTTGAAGCCGGTGCTAAACCAGAAGAAGCTCAGACGATTGCGTTGTCAGGGATGAAGGAAGCTGCTAATGTTCCTGAGATTACTCCTCCTGAGTTGTCGGGTAAGGAGTGGGAACTACTTTTCCAGAAAAACCTTGATGTTCATACTGACGCTTTTGACATAGTTAATACGAGAGAAGCTATTGTTGATTGGCGTAATGGTAAAATACTTCAAGATTCACAATTTCAATATCTTCAAGATGTGTTAGGAAAAAAAACTGCTGCTGAAATGTATTATAAGCAACAGGATTTGAAGCCATTTAATGCGTGGGATTATGTTAAAATGGGGGTTCAGTTTTTCAAACTTCCATTTGCTTATGATGTTCAGTTCTTTAGACAGGCTTCTTCTTTTGCTGCAAGACATCCAATTAAATATGTTAAAGGTGGTTATGCTGCTTTGCGGTCTTATGTTAGTGAGGGGTTTGCGGAGAGAATTTCTAACTTAACAAAGGCCAATCCCAATCACAATGACGCCAGAGAACACGGAGTAAATTTTCTTTCCGAAGCTCCTTTTGCAACTGTGGCAGGAAAGGAACTTGCTCCTGAACAGTTTGCTTATGGTCGTCCAGTGTTACAGAAGTTGCTAACAGTGGGTTTAAAAAAGACCCCCTTGAAGAAACTTGTTCTTACGCCGGTTAGAGGAATGGCACGATGGTATCTTGCTTCTGAACGGTCAATGATTGTTTCTTGCAATCAGTTTATGCAGGGATTGTGGGATACTCAAATTGCTCATTGGCAGAAAGAAGGAATTTCAGGAGATAAACTTTACAAGTATAAAGTAAACTATGCCAACACTATCAATACGTTTATGAAAATTCTCAGGGCTAAAACTGCAACTGGTATAGCCATACAACAGGCAGCTAACTTTGTTTTGTTCAGTCCTTCTATGACCGCTTCAAGAGTAAAGCGACCTTATACTCTTATTGCTAATGTTGGCAGCCGTAAGTATGCTGCTGGTTTAGTTGCAACCGAAATTGGAAAACTCTTTTTGATTTCGGCTTTAACAGCAACTATGGGACAGTATCTTGCAAAGAAGTTTGAATGGGCAAGAAAGAAAGATGGTTCGCCATTGATTACTTCTTCGTATGACCCAACATCAACTAAGTGGGGGACTACTGTAATTGGGGATGCTCACTATGATTTAGGTGGTGGTGATACTCAATTTTATCGAAGTCTTGCTCGGTTAATTACAGGTCATTATAGAAATCAGGCCGGTGTTACGAAGGAAGCCCCAAGACTAAGAACACTTGAACAATATGCCAAGTCAAGGGAAACTGCTTTATTGGGCGTAGGTGTTGAAGTTTTTACTGGCCGTAATTTTCAAGGAGAGAAGATTTGGGAAACTCCCGATTGGGAAGAATATGCCAAGATGCATAAGGGACTTGCAGGAGAACCTGTTGCAAAAGTAGGTGAACTTTTAACCAAAACAAAAGTTGATAAAGCTTTGTTTTTGGGTGCAAGAGAATTGTTGAAAGCTGTTCTTCCACAGTTTACTTCGGATATGTTTGACGCAGCTTTGGATGCAGGTTGGGGAACGGTTATGTCAACTGGTGTAGCTGATGTTCTCTCAGCTAATGCTCAGATTTATCCCGAAGCTGCTTCTATTTCAATGCAGAAAGCCCAAGAGAAGGCGGCTCAGATTGAATATGGAAAGAATTGGGATGAACTTGGCCCTAACCAACAGAAGAAACTAACTCAGCAATATAAAGAGATTGCCGATTGGGAACAACAGGCCAAGTTTGAGAGAAGTGAACGAGATGTTGAGATTACTGTGAAACCTAAATATCTTGATTTGCCCAACGACGTGAGCAGGATTCTAAAACAATCTAAAGTTCCTAATCCTGCTGTTTCACGGAATATAGGAAGTCGATTTTATTTGAATGATGAGCGATTTAAGAAGTATCAAGAGCTTGCTGCTGGTCATATTGCTGATAGAGTTACATTACTTTCTGATAAAGAAGGTTGGGCAACTGCTACACAGGAACAGAAACTTACCCGATTAACTGAGGAAATTGAAGCAGCTAAAGAATTAGCCCGCAGAGAAATCTTGAAAGAAGCTAATTTGTCAGCCAGTAAATAATTAACAAGATGAGAAACAAGACAATCCACATAGGAGAACTTCGATGAGTGGCAAAGGTAAAGACCCAACCATTAAAGAACGGTTAGTGTGTGTTGAGACTAAATTAGATACTGTAATTGAGAACCTTAAAAATCATTTGCAGCATCATTGGGTGGCAACAGCAGCCCTTTTAACTGCTCTTATAACAGAATCAGTGGGGCTGATTTTTCTTATTATCAAAGCTAAAATTTTATAGGCTTCTTGAATCGTGGTAACGTTCGTGAAGTCCAATTGGGCAGACTTCGTGATACGGGATACCATTGATTACAACACCACAACTGATGATAGACCTTCTTCGGGCAAACTTAGCATAAGCAAACGCCATTGAGTTATCGTCTATGCCACACCCGATGTCCATACCAAATACCCTACTCTTAGGACTGGCAAGCCACTTAATGCCCGCTTGAGCGTGTGTGTGGCCTAAGACGTGGCTCATACCTGTATTACGCATCTTAGTAAAGGCAGGATATTCTCCACCACAGTCCGTGCCGTGAATGTAACACACATCATCAATAATCCACTCCCACGCCCACTTCCAAGTTGGTGTTCCCCAAATCTCATTAAAGTCCTTTAATAGACTTTCAGGTATATTGACACTTTGAGCCAGCCTAAGTGGACGAGCATCGTGGTTGCCAATACAAATCCTTGCTTTGGGAAAGGCGTGTTTCCACTTTGTTACTTCCTGTGTTGCCAATGCTAATTCTTCTGATGCGTTGGGCAGGTCAGGATGTTTTGGATGAAATGAAATTGAATGAAGGTCAACTACGTCTCCGATAAATAATGTTGTATTACAATTATATTTCTTGTAGATGTCTTTACAAAACTGCAAATATCCTTTACGACTATAAGGAAGATGCAGGTCGCCGATAACTAACACTCTTGCCATTTTTTATCCTTTCAACACATTAAAACATTTAGAACAATACTCAACTTGATATATACAATCG